TGGTGGCAATGAAAAATTTGGTGGTACTAATTGTCTACTCATCTATCTCCATCCAATCTTACATCCACTCTTGGTGTGCCAAATCTCCAGTTCACACCTTGTGTTGTGCTTTCTACTCTAAGTCCAAAAGACCTTCCACGTAATCGCAAGTGATTAAGTTCTGTGGTGGGTAATACTGCGTTTGTTGATGTTTTGATAAAACCTCCAGCGGGACTTCTTTGTGCTTTTAATGAAAACACTGCTTGTTTGTTATCATTGCTAATATCAGTATCACTATTATCAAAACTTACATCAGGTATCATTCTTCTTATAAAGACAAATTGATCTCCATCTTGTATATCTATAGGACTTGATTCAATAAATGATGTAAAAGCAGTGCCATCGTTATCATTACCTTTTTCATGGTTGTAAACAAGATTACTGTCTGTAGCCAAAGGATATTGATACACTCCTCTGTCAATCCATGATGTTCTTGCTAGTGAGCCAACATACCAGATTTTTTGATCATAGTTGTATATGACATATTTATCATTTTCGTCTGTACCACCATTTTCCGCAGAATTAGTAGCAGATGGATAAAACCAAAATACTTCTCCAAAAGCAGAGTTTACACCAGCAAAAATTTTATCTGATTGTGTCTCGTTAAAATCTTGAAACACATGATCTCTTACAGAACAAGGTATGACTTGAACACGACCATCATAAATATAAAAACGATCATATCCCATCCAAAAAACAGAATCACCTACGGCTACTGCTGAATTAAATCCTCTTACTGTTATGGCACTTGCTAATTGATTAATACCAAAAGTAAAAGGAGGACCTATAAATTGCATACTATGAACAGATGTGTCTGTTAGAACAATTGTTTCTCTTCTAGTTTTTACTGCTGTAATAATTTCTGAACCAGAACCAATTCTCAAATCACCCGCAGTATTAGTTGCACTAGGTGTCCAAAAAAAAGGATTTTCTTGTGAACTAAAACGAACAAGTAATCTATCTTGAACTGATGAACCTATTGGATTTGCTCCAAAACAAATTACATGACGATCTCTTTCTGATACAATAACTTTACGAGATTTTGTTGGTGCATCATCAGATAATTCTGTTAAATTTTTTGCTTTTACATCAGTTCCAAGAGTTTTATCCCAATAAAATACAAATCCATCTCTTTCATTAAAAATTAAATCTTCGCCAAAATTATCTTGTGACCAAAGTCTGATTGTATCACCGCCAACAACATCAGTTGAGGCTAATCCCCAACCATCTGCTCCCCAGTTACCAGCACCCCAACCACTGCCTGGCACAGCTGTATTTAATCCAGTATTTATTTGATATTCTGCGTCTGCTGATCCAGCACTTGACAAAGCAGCAGCAGCGTTTGCAGACAATGTTATAGTGTAAGTTCCTGTAGTTGGCACAGTTATGATTTCATGCTCTATGTTAAGTTGTTGATTAAGAGAAGTGTCGCCAGTATTAGCATTACTAAATGTAACAAAATCTCCTACTAAAGATCCATGAGAAGAGTCGTTTACAGTTACAGTCGTGCTTGAAGTTAATGTTATGAAGGTAATAGCCATTATGATTCATCCACAAAATCATTAACTGTTGCATTTGTTGGCACAACTGTTGTTTCTATGGTAACTAAGCCAATCGAACCTACACCTGCTGGAGTTGTTTCTTGTTGACTTGCAGTGCCTATCTCACCAGTTGATGCTACACCTGTTGTTACCGCAGGAGCTAATGTGTCGTTAGCTTGTGCATTAATTACAACTGATCCAACTGCACTTGTTCCTACACTTGTAGTAGCTAAAGCAATTACAGTTTGTCCACCCAAATCAAAAACAACAACACCACTTACAACTTTACGTCTTATTGGCGTAATGTCTTTATATGCTCCTGATTCTTCAATATAAAATTTTTTTTCAGTGCCTAACCCTAAATATTTATCACCTTCTAAATTTGCCCAAGAATGTAAGGAACGAGAAGAACCAAGAAAAGTATTTGTTGAGTATTTTTCCCATCCTCCTATTTTCTCTGGGTAGCCAAAACGAAATCGAATAAGATCACAATCATTCCATCCACCCTTATTAGAGTAAGATGTTGTTTCTCTATTAATTCCAGGTCTAAATTTTAAACTCGTTAACGGCATTTGCACCTCTTATTTAAATGGTTCTCCACAAAACCATGCAACTAATGAATATCTGATACCTTTTATAACAGGTCTTACTTTATGTACCATATAAGATGGAAAAACTATAATAGTTCCCATTTTTTCTTTTATNAAATTTTTATCATCAAAAAACTCAAATTCTCCACCCTCATAATCTTCATTAAGTACAATCGTCATTGATAGTTTTCTTGTTCTACTATGAAGAAATTTATTTTCGGGATTATCATATCTACTAAACCCATTACCATCTTGATGAAAGTCATAGTGTCCGTTTTTCTTATACTTTGTTATCTGCATTGGTTCACATGAACTTATTTCAAAATTCCAATTTGAGTTTCTGTTTGCAGTATTTAGATAACTCCAACATACTTCATAAAGCCAATCATCATTTGAAAACGCCACATCTGTTTTTCTTGTTTTTGTATCTACTTTTCCTTTGTCTAGTTCACTTTTTTCTACAATTTTACCTTGCATCCATCTGTCTTTGCCTAAATCAATTATCTGTTCACACATTTCTGGACTAAGAACATTTTGAAAAACCCAGTATGGATATAGTGCATTTTCTTTTTCAGCTAACTGCATTGTTATTGCCATCGTTTGTTAATATTTTTAAATTAAATGATATAGCTATCCTACTATCGCTCATATTTAAATCAACTGAATGTGGTACGTCAGATTTAAATATTAATATATTACCTTTTTCAGCAGGGAACTTCCATTCTGTGGCATTATAATTATTATATTTATCAAATTTAAAATTTTGCATGAGGTCAGTTATAAATTCATATCTATAAAACACTATATCGGCACTATTTGGTTCAACGTGAACATAGAAAATACCACTTAAATCACAATATCCTGCATGACCATGTAATTTATGTTGTCCATATTTATACATTTCTGATACCCAAATGTTTTCAATGGCAATTTTATCTATATCTAATATCTGCATTTTTTCACAATAAGCAAAAGCGTTTTGAAATATAAAATCATAAAGTTCTGTAAAATTATCTTTATGTTTTTCCCAAATATCTTTTTCAAAAAAAGATGTTTTACCATATTTATATCTATTATCGTCTGGTACTTCTGATAAAATTTTTCTACAAGGCTCAAGTATACTGTCCGATAAAGCTTTATTATCATTTCTTTGTATATATGTTGTAAATAAATCCATTTATTTAATCCCAAATATAACTAAACCAACCAGTAACTATAGTTTTTTCTTGTGTTTGTGATATTTGACCAACATGAGTATGTGTCCAATCTGAAGGAAAAATAACTGTTTTACCTTTTTGTGCTTTTATTGTTCTTTTTTAATATGTAAATATAGTGCCACCTTCGTCTAAATCATTTAAATATGTCATAAAGACTAAACATCTTCTTATTGATTTATTAAAACCACCATTTCTTTCAAAATGCTCTTTTAAAAATCCCTCGCCTTTTTTATAATGTTGTATGTTATATCGTTCTACTATGTTAAATCTTGGCAATTTATTTGCCATAGGAAAATCTTCAACATAAAAATTTAAACATTTCTGTAATTCATTACGGTAGTCATGAAATGGGTTTTCATTATTTTCTGCATCAATACCTATTTCAGTTGATTTTTTAAATTCAGGTTTTTTTACTTCGCCTTCATCTAATGTTTGACCAGATTCATGTAATTCTTTATTGTTTTTATAAAATTGTAATATTTCATCACAAATATATTCTGGTATCGTCCATGTTCTTATAAAATCTTCATTATTTTTCTGCAAGTTCCCAACCTTTACTGTTGTCTGCTTGATAAGCATCTTCGTTCCAATGATACAAATCATCAACAGGTTCTGGCATAGGTGGGTCGTAACGACAAGTTGTTTCATTCAATGTCCATGAAGCCCAAGGTTTTGGTTCTATAAAAGCATCTCTTGTTGCATCATAAGTATAATCAATTCCTGCATAATTTTTTCTAAGTGGTGTACCTCCAGCAGTATGTTCACCTCTGTGAGTGTTGTAAGATGTTTGTTTCCAAGAAGAATGACCAGTAAGGGCAATACAAAAATCTATTCCTATAGATTCTTGTTCAACACCATCATCATCTAATAATAAACTATTATCTACTGTTAAAACTTCACGAACATAGTTCATAGAATCAAGTTTTGCGAAGTGTGCCATTATGCTGTATAACTCCCTGAACCAGTAAATTGCATTATTGTATTAGAGCCACTTGTTGAAACTGATGGTGAACCACTTACTGTTCCACTGTAATTTCCAGTAGGTACACTTAGTATCACAATCCCAGAGCCACCAGCTCCTCCTGTGTTACTTGTGCTTGCACCACCTCCACCACCTCTGTTTGTAGAACCTGCTGATTGACCATTAGAAGCTGCCGCTCCGCCACCAGAGCCACCTGCACCTTCTGGAACGCCACCTCTACCAGAACCACCTCCTCCTCCAGCATATGTCACAGAAGAACCAGTTATAGAAGAAGCTGAACCATTGCCACCAGCACCTCCACCACTATTTGTACCAGTAGCACCAGCGTTTGCCGCTCCACCACCTCCTCCTCCAGCACCATTGTTAGCACCAGATGAGTTTTGACTACCACCACCATTATTGCCTTGACTTGGAGATGTGCTTGGTACGTTACCTGAACCTCCAGGTCTGCCTTGTGTTGAGCCACTACCAGAACCACCATTGTTTCCATCTTGTTGACCGCCTTTGTTAGTAGCTCCACCACCTCCACCAGCACTAGTAATTGTTGTTAGACCCGTGCCAGATATAGCTGAGTTTCCACCATTTGTACCAGCTACGTTTGATGTACCACCACTACCTCCTCCGCCAACAGTAACAGTTATTGTTACACCACCTGTAACTGTTTGTGTAGATGTTCTAAAACCTCCTGCACCACCACCTCCAGCTGAGAGTTGGCTACCTCCTCCACCACCTCCAGCAACAACTAAGAAGTTAGCACTATATTGATTTGCAGTGCCACCAAAGTCTGCTGACATTGTAATTGCTCCAGAGGAGGGAGCATTACCTTTATCATAGTACTCTGAAAGAGATATGGGATTAGAGCCACCAAACTCTGTTTGAATTTGAGATAAACTTATTGCTGAGCCGACTGATGGAAGCGCCATCGATTACACTCCTTTTAATTCATTTATTTCAGCTTTTAGTTCTTTTATAGCTTCAATCAATACTGATGTAAGTTTACCATAATCTACTGACTTGGTTTGCATTTCATCATCTGCTGTAAGTACAACTTCTGGTATAATAGCTTCCATGTCTTGTGCTATAACACCAATCTGTTCTTTAGCATCTTCAACATCATTTCTCTTGTAATGAACACCTTGCATCTTCATAACTTTATCAAGACCATTTTCTATATTTGAAATATCTGTTTTTAATCTTCTGTCAGAAAATGCAGTTACATCATTGTTAAAAGTTGCCGCTCCTGCCGCACTCATATCAAGTGTAAGAGCAGTAATAGTTGAACCACCATCATTACCTTTAAAAATTAAATCTTCGTTTGAAGCAGTGCTCATAACAATTAAATCATTATTAGTTCTAAATATATTCCCATAACCTGCTCCACCATCTTTAAGCAAGATGCCATTACCTTCACTTTGAGAATCGGTATCAATTATAAGTTCTCCTTGCACATCTATGGTTAAGTCACCATTAGGCGCAGCTATTGTTCCATTTGTACCATTACTTGAAAGTGAAAGGTCAGACCCAGCACCTAAAGCAAGAACTCCATTATCAGGAAGTTTTACGTTATGGCTGAAAGTAGCACTACCAGCATCTGACATATCTAGGGTTAATGCTACAACAGTTGCTCCACCATCATTACCTTCAAATTTTAAATCTCTATCTGATACCTCTGAACGAATTGTAAAATCTGTATTATCAGATGACATAGTAGCTATTAAAGTTCCAGCATCTTTGAATAAATAATCTTTGCCATCAGCATCAAGGATAATATCTCCAGCAACGTCTAATGTTAAATCACCACTAGATAAAGCTATAGTTGTGCCATCAATATTTATGTTATCAATATCTATTCCTGCATCTGCTGTAATTTTACCTGTAACGCCAAGAGTAGATGCCATATCTACTGCACCATCAATATCCACGACATCAAGGTTAGTTGTGCCATCTACGTCTATGTCACCAGAGATATCTAATGATCCAAATGTACCTACACCTGTGCTTGTAATATTGCTTGAGCCAGTATCAATCGTACCAAAGCCACTTGTGATTGACCCACTATTTAAAGCACCAGTTGTCACTATGCTAGAACTACCAGCAACAGCTGAAGCTCCTATATCAGATAACAACTCACTTGCTGATCTGCCCTCAATGCTTGTGCCAGCAACTCTTAGGAAGTCATCATCTGCAACGCCACTTGTAAAAACTGGTATGTTTGTATTTGATATTCCAG